TACCATATTTTTAGAAGATTGGTAATCCAGTTTTTCTTTTCATAGTTTCCAGTCACAATATGCTGCACAGTATCTGGGCAGTTGGGAGATGTGCTACGCACATCTGTTATTTCGCTTGCTTCGCAAGCTCATAACGTTTTTTAAATCTACAGTTCTTTACGTTGATGAACTTTCTTTAGCTGAATACTCTTCATAGATCCTGCCATATTTCGCCCGTCCGCGGGGCGAAATAATAGATGTGGGTAAACCCTTCATGAGTCCACAGCCAATCAATAACAGAAGTATTAGCGGAGGCGGTTGACCGGTACCCCCAATCTTCTTATTCGGCAACAACGCTAACATTATGATCTCTGGAGTACACACAAAATGACCAGCCTCAGTGAGGACGGTTAGCGGTTGCGTCAACGGGACGATGCTTCAGCGGTATTGACAGCGCCAAAGCAACTTATCAGTGGTTGTATCTTTTTCACAGAGCCACTATCGTTTAACTTAAAAAGTCTATTTTTGTAACACGCAAGATCCGACGGCCAATTTTTCAGGCAATCTCAATGCGAGTCGAGCAGCCTCGACCAAACAGCGTTACTATATAACCGGAGTTATTTTGAGATGGTCTCTGAAAGTTCCCTGATAGATTGTTTATTGATTTCGAAGAATGTTTTTAGATCTGAAAAAAACCAAGTTCCATGATGTTGTGATTTATAATGAGTTCCATGAGGAGGTACAGTGAGTTTTTCTTGTGCCGGGGTGGCTATGAATGTTCCATGATGTGTAATTTTGATGAACAGTACTGTGAGATCACCCTCATCAGCTACCCCCACAGACTGTTCAATCCAATTTTCCAATAGTTTATTAGTGGTTCCTGAAAGTAATTGATGAAATCCAAAAGATTTATAACTTTTACACTCGATATTTAGTCGGTCAAAGCTGGGCCCAGGTATAATATCGCCTTTGAAAGTTCTGATCTGCCCTTCGCTCAGTATCTGTTTTCTGTGAGAGTTTGCTCCACCTATGTAAGAGCATTTTAATTATTAATCTGTAGGCTTAAATTTACAATTTTCGAAATGATATCTTTTCATGTTAGCAGCACCACCTGTTTTTTTACAATATACACATGTTGCTGTTTTTTTCTTATGCCCTTTAGAAGCTTGACTTAGTTTTTCTCCAAAACCATCAGGCTTTGGTTTTCCTTTGGAGCTTTTGCTTATGTTTTGCTTCCAAGCATCAATCTCCTCTTCGGTCATCTTGTAAAAACAAGGTTTGTTAAACATTCCATTTTTTTCCCCACGGTGAATTCTGCGCTTGTCATTTTTCCATTTTAATTTAGTTTCTTCAGTATGTTTCTTTCCAAACATTCCGTTTTCGTCACCGCGTTTTGGACATTTTTCACGCAAAATTTTTTTAATTTGAATGGATTTCTCTTCTCCAAAAAGTCCTTCATATTTTTTATTTTTATTATATGGTTCTTTTCCGTATTGAGGATTGTTTTTTCCTCTAGAATACATATTTAAAAAAGTTTCTCGTTCTTCATCATTCATTAGTCTATGAAGATAATGACTTTCACCTGAATAATACAGTTCATTTAATTTTTTCATCTCATCACTAGATAATAGGGCTCTCCAGTGAGGGTTATTTTTATATCTCTCAGTTAAACTATTACTTATTTTTAAGCGAGTTTCTTCCAAGTGTTCTTCTGGTGGTATAAACTTTATGGCACCAATATGGCGATTGAAGTATTTTGGAGTCGACTGATTGGGCAATTTTGCTCTCAACACGTCTTCAAAAATTTGTTTTCTGACCTCTTCATAAACTAACGAGCCTCTTGTTTTATGTAAGGATTCAATATAAAACAGATAATTTTCTTTTCCTTTACTAGAAATACATTGATTTAATAATTCAGATGAACCAGTGTACGATTTCCAATCAGATTCTTTTTTAATCCTTTTTTTATTCTTCTTACCTTTTACTGTTTTTCTTAAATACTGATGAAATTGCTTTTTGCCTATGTATTCTTTACCTGTATCACATTCAACTATGCGGTAGATAAATCCAAACCATTCATCAATATTAAACTCTTCAGGAAAAATCCAATGTCCGATGTCCATAAAAGCTCCTCATTTTATTTATGTAAATGAGTAGCTTTTATTGGTTTAAAACCCTTTCCCAGCTATTTCCCTTTTGTTTTTGCGGATTTGGCATCACTCATAGTTATGCCGTCTCCTGCAAGTACTGGGTGAAACCATTTTCTTTAATCACCTTGAGTACGTTATTAACTCTGCTGGCCAATTCGTCTTTGTGACTGATTAACCAAACACTGCGATGACGTTCGCGAGTCATGTGTTTGAGAACAGCCATGGCGTTTTCTACTCCAGCAGCGTCCATACCATTATCGATCATCTCGTCAATGAACAATAGATTAATGGGCTGATATAAACTTTCCCAAACATCTCTGAAACTCCAGCTCAAACACAATATTAAACGGGTACTTTCGCCGCGTGAGAGATTCCCCACATCTAGATCTCTACCCAATTCTTCAATTTTTACACTGAGATCGCTCTGGAAAACCACACGATGCGGTAACCCCATTTTGTACAGATAGTAACTGAGTCTCTGATTCAGATAGTTGAGGTTTTGTTCAATGATTCTTTTTCTAATAAAACTGTCTTTGTTAGTGAGCAGTTTCAACAGAAATTCCTCGTGATCCTGAACTTTTTTCAGCTGATTGATGAGATCATAGTTGATCTCCTCCAGTGCATGGGTAGTCATTTCAACAATCTGTTCCTGGTAAGGATCAGTCTGAGTTCGTTGTGCTTCCAATTGAGAATATAATGCCTGAAGATTGCTGCGATGTTCCACAGCATTTTCCACTGAATCATAGATGGTCTTGACTGGTTTATCCATGACACAGAGATTGCGCTGATCGTCAGAACATTTGGTTACTTCCAGCTGTAACTGATTTAACACCGATTGAGTTTCAGTCACTTGTAACTGTTTTGCAGCCAACTGTTTGTCCAGATCCGGAACTGGCTGTCCACAAGTGTAACAACGATTTTCACTTAAACTAATCAGTTCAGCCTGTAATCTTTCCAGTGTTTTTTGCTCACGTTTTAGAGCTAGACTTTTTTGCTGACACAACTGTTCCAGATGCTGACGTTGTTGTGTTAACTGCTGATATTGTTTCCAGCTTTCGTGTAAAGCAATTTCAGCTTCAATATCCACACTGCTCAGTTGTTCAATAGCTGATTCAGTGATTGCGATATCGGATTTTTTACGTTCCTGCCAGGTTTGTTGACGCTTTAACAGGTTAGAGATCTGCTCCTGTATACGCTTGTTGGCATTAGTGACTGCTTGAATTCTTTGTTCTTCCTGGGTGATCAGGTCTCGGGTGGCTTTCATTTGCTCACGAAGACGATCAGCTTTTTCACTTAGCAAAGTGATTCCCAAGAGCTGCTCAATGATAGTTCTCTGTTCATTGGCTTTTAACGTCAAGAACGGGTTAGTGTAAGTGTTGAGAGCCACCACATGCTGAAACATGTCGTGTGTCATTCCCAGCAATTGATCAATGGCATTTTGTGTTTCACGACTATCACCCTGTGCTTCATCTGCTGCCTGCTGTTCCTCATTGTTGATGAAGAACTTGAATACGTTGGGTTTTCTGCCTCGTTCAACACGATATGCCTGGCCTTGAATTTCAAAATCCACTGTGACCAGCAGATTTTTTCCATTGGTTTTGTTGATGAGATTTTCTTTTTTGATGTTAGAGAGTGCTTGACCATATAAAGCATAACTCAGTGCGTTTAAAACGGCTGTTTTCCCTGTACCATTCCTTGAACCACCATCTTCGCCACCCAAGTCAATATTTTCACCCAGGACCAATGTGAGGTCCTGGGTGTCAAATTTCACTGCTTGTGTATTCTGACCCACACTGAGGAAATTTTTAACTGTGATATTCTTAATCTTAAACATGTTATAAGTTACGGTATATATCCATCAGCAGATTGTTGTCATAAAATTCACTGTTGATATTAACAATTTGTGCATTTACAATCTGATCCACGCTCTCAAACTTCAGATCCGGCGCTGCGGTGTCTTCAGTGTGAGCATTGTCTTTTTGACTTATCAAACTAATTTCTCTGAGTTGATAAGTTTCGCAAAAAGTTTCTTTCACAAAGCTGGCTTCTTCGTAAGAGATATCCACGTCCAGGCGAATCCTCACATAGCTGTTGGGCAACAGATAACGTTCTGGTTCCTGAATTACATCGCTGATGTTGAATACACGATAACGTGGAGCTCCGGGCCAAGCATAGTAAGTGGGTTCTGATCCCCATTCCAGTATCATGCAACCACGGTCATCGTCGCCGGCGTCACTAAAGTTGTGAGGGAAACAGTTACCCATGTAGGTGATGTTTCCCTGAGTCTGACGCTTGTGGAAGTGGCCTGTGAATACCTGACCAATACGCTGAAAATCGTCGGCTTTTAATTCGCCCAGATCCGGCATCTGTACCATGGCATTCATGAGAAAGTTGGGCAACTCCAGATGCCCAAACAGATACTGCCCTTGTTGTTTTTGAATCTTTTTGTAGTCTTCTCCCACTAACCAGGGTGCAAACACACAGTCGCCCTCGGTGTGGAAATCGTTGATGATATCCACACGATCTATGTTGCGAGCCCAGCTAACGCTGTATAAGTCACGACGATCACGGTAAAACAAATCGTGATTGCCGGGTATCATGATGGTTCTGGGAAAAGTCTTGCTTACTAATTCCAAACATTCCAGACTGTAATTCAGAGTCTGTACATTAATGGTGTTGCGATTGTTGTGAAAATCTCCCAAAAACAAACAGATATCGCAACCATGCTGCCGTCCTAAGTCGCACATCCACTGAACAAAATTCAAACAATCCTGATTGTGTTGCAACCCATTGCTTTTATATCCCAGGTGAATATCAGTAAACGCCATGGCTTTTTTGAATAAATTGGGCATAGTTAATTATATTTTAATAACTCCAGTAAGTCTACTAAAAAGGTTTAAAACCGGTATAAAACGCTGCTGCTATAAGTGCGCTACAGGGTATAGTAATAACCCAGGCCATCACTATGCGACGAGCAGTTTTCCACTTCACATTGGGTTCTGTTTCGCTCGCACCCACGCCCAAAATACCACCAGTAATAGTATGAGTAGTACTGACGGGAATGCCCATGCTACTAGCAATAAACAACATAATACTACCACCAGATTCCGCACAAAATCCTCCTCTGCTGTCCAGCTTGGTTAACTTAAACCCCAGTGTGTCAACGATTCTCCAACCACCAGCCAATGTGCCCAACCCAATGGCCAAAAAGCTGGCCAGTATTACCCAGTAGGGTATAACATCAGTGGCTTTGAGCTGGCCGCCAGCCACCAATATCAGGAAAATAATTCCAGCAGTTTTTTGTGCATCATTGGCACCGTGACCCATGCTATAACATGCACTGCTGGCTAACTGGGCCCACCGAAACTTCTGATCCAGCGTTTTATTGGTTGTGGGCCAGATAGCTCTGGCTGCTGTATTGATACCCGCACCCAGCATAAATCCAATCACTGGGCTCAGCACAATAAAAGAACCAATCTTCACGATGTTATCCCAAATCAGTGGGTCTGTACCGGTTTTGCACACAGTTGCTCCGATGAGTCCACCAATCAGTGCGTGACTGCTGCTGGTAGGCAATCCATAATACCAAGTGATCATGTTCCAGGCAATAGCACCCATTAGACATCCAAAAATCACATTGAGGTCAACCACGCTGGGTTGAACAATGCCTTTGCCGATGGTGGCAGCCACGTGATTGCCAATAAAAAACACCGAGACAAAGTTAAAGACAGCAGCCATGGCCACTGCCTTTCTGGTGCTCAATGCTCCTGTGGCCACCACTGTGGCTATGCTGTTGGCTGCGTCATGAAAACCATTGGTGAAATCAAAAACCAATGCTATAAAAATTAAAAATAAAATACTGACTAATACTGGGTCCACGTTAAAACTCCTGACTGTTTGACCACTTCATCTGACGACTGAAACTGGGCGTTAGTCCATGTTGCTCCAGCAGGTCGTCACGCAGGTCCTGGTTGCGTTTTTCTATATTTAGGATGCGAGTAAAACTGTTGGTCAAAGTGGCAGTAAAATAACTGAAAGGATTGGAGCTTTTGCTCTCATCAAATTGCAATCCGATTTGGCTTAACTGTACCAATGCTGCGCCACGCATCTCTTCGTTGTAAGTATACCCACGCCAGTTACTGCGAGTGGCATAACGTTCACATAACTTCAGGAACATCAGTGCCAAATTCTCAGTCATCTGACCATGCGTTTTACTAAAACTTCCAGCGTCCAGGCA